ATATAAGTAACATTGCTTTCTTCAATCGTTAAACCATCTGTGTTAATTAGTGTTACATCTGTCTGACCCGCATCTATAATATTATTGTGGGAGTTTTTAAGAGTTATGTAACTTGCACCACTATAAACTTTATTACCACTTCCAAGTATATCTACATAATAAGTATCTGGTGCTATGAAGTTATTGTTACCTAAATAGCTAACGCCTCTACCTGTTGTATTGTTACCATCTAAATGATTAGCTGATTTAGTACCTTTGATTGGTTTAGGCTCTGTATCGTCTACTGCACCACTTCCACCCGTTCCGCTTGTGTCTGGTGTTATTCCAGTAGAATCACCATCTAAACCAATTATCTGAGATTCAAAAATATTAGATTCTTTCAACTGTAAAAACTCACACTTAGTTAAATCTTCACTTGTTGGGTTATAACCCTCAATCTTTTGGAGTCTAAAATAAGCGTTCTCGAATCTGTAAAGTTTTCTAAAATCCCAATCTTTATAATCTGAAGGTGTTAAATAAACATAAGCCGTAACTATATTTGAATCCCTACTTGTAACCTCATCAATAAACTTTTTGTGATATAGATTATAAAGATTGTTGTTTGTTACATTTATGGGTGCTAGAGTATCATCATAGTAAACCTCACTAACTAAACCGAAGTTAATATCTAATGTTGCGTTAAAAGGGTCATCAAAATGGCCCATGTATGGATAAGTTGAATTATTAGTGAAATTAAAAGTACTTTCAAAATGTCTCCAAGTTTCGGTGCACGGTTTTAAACCGCCATAGTATAATATCCTTATATTATACTTGGTAGTTATAGATTGTCCGTTTTGGTCTAATCCTATTATAGTGGGTATCACTTTATCTTTTTGAGGTGGTGCAACAAGTGGAGTAGGTGAAAACACTATCTCTGTTTTTTTGACCGTTTTTGTAAAGTCATTTAAAACATTAACCGTTCTATCTCCATAGCTTCTAATCCAATTCTCTTCATATTTCTTATTATAATAATCAACGTCAGTCTTATAGGAGTAGTAATACTCTGAAGCGTTTAAGTTACCTACTGGTCTTATTCCAAAATCCCTATCCTGTGCTATCTTATTAGATATATCTATCACATCTAAAGTATGGAAATCCTCTCTAGGTTCTATAATTAAATTCTTCTCATTGTCAGGGTCTACCGATACGTAAAGGTTGTGCATATTTATAATGCCCTTAAAAAAATCCCTTTGTTTAATTTGTTTTGGGATTAGCTTGTTTACATTCAAAGTATCACCTAAAGCAGGATATTGATTATTGTATTTATTATAGAACGCACCAACACTAATATCTAAAGTAGAATTACCCCCGTAACCAGTTCCACCAGCATCTTCAAACATGTGACCAGAGTTACCATTTAAACCCCTATACCTTGCTTTAACTTTAACTGTTAAAACTGTTCCTGAAGGCACATCTATATTCTGAAAACTAACCAAATATTGATTAGGCGGGTTATTAGTTCTAGGTGCTAAGTTAGCAGAAACAGCATTTGAAGCAGCAGAGTAACTAGGGTTTAATGTATGCTCTGAATCAGGATAAGTTGGTGATGGGTTTGTACTTCTTGCGCCTACTGAAAAGGTACTAGGATAATCATTATATGTAATATAAAATGCTTGTGAATTTATTACCGTACCATCAGCATACAACTCGACCCTACCTTCAATATCTGAAGTGACAACAACAGGTAAACCAGTAGAAGGAGTAAAGGTTGCGTTTATTTCAAGTAATGCATTTATATTAAAGTTACCATTTGAAGCTGTCCATTCACCAGTAGTATTATTATAAATACCTGCTGGATCTGAAACTTCATTTGTAAATATTAAAACATCAGGAGCAGAATATAATATACTAGTAGGTAAGTTATTTGAAGTGCTTGTTCCTGTACTTGTGAATTGTGGGGTGTTTGCTTGAAACTCTTTATTTGCTATCTCTGCTGACGTTAAAGCGTATGAAGCTGGGTCAGAAGGAATAACTAAATGTTTAAAGTAATCACTATCTAAAAAATTAGAAGTCCAAGTATATCCCGCCTCCTTAAACATTATATCTAAATATTCTCTAACATATAAGCTAAAAGGAACTTGATAAATATTAAACAAGTTTAAATTAGTTGTTAAACCATAATCAGCAAGGGCATAAACATAACCAGTACCATACGCAAATGGGATAAATCCAGCAATATCAGCATCATAAACCTCAGTAGCCCATGATTTGTCCTGAATCTCTCTAGTGAACGGGTGATTCCATCTACTAATATCTAACTCGTCTAAATACTTTTCTCCTAATTCTCTAAAGATATTAGCAACCGAACCAAATAATACTAAATTATATTCTATGTCATCATTATCTAATTGGGTAATAGATTTTAGTTTGCAATACCCGTCTATAATAATATGGCCATCTACAATATATTGACAATCTGCTTTTACCAATGGATTGAATACACCGTTAGATATATTAAGTTCAAACAAGTTACCGAATATCTTAGCAGCAATCTTTGAATTAGGTACAACAACCGTCTTTGAAAAGTCTGACTTTCTTTTGTCGGGATTTTCAATATCTGTAATACTCCTAGTGATTGAAGGATTTAACTCTTTCAATAAAGGAATAAAAGTATTATTTATATATAGTTGCTCTTTCAATTTTTTTATTATCTTTGTTTTGTTGACGTGGGTCACATGGTCAACAAATTTCTATTTATCCATTAAGGGGGAGTACAGTTTTTAGGCACCCCCTTTATTTATGCCCTTTGGCTATAATTCAATTGACTAAACTCAATCTCAATTTCTAAGTTAAATAACTTGTCTACATTTCCAGTTGTTTCGACATAACTCTTTTGGTTAACCTTCTCGATAGGCTTGTATTGCACATCTCCCTTAGCGTTTGTAGTCTCTAAATAAATATCCTGACTAGCGACTAACTCTAATAGCCAAGAATGCTCTTCATCCGTTAACCAATCAGATACTAGTTTCATCTTTTCGGATTTACTAACGTAGTACGTTATATTTGCTTTATCCTTGTAAGAGTAAGCATAACCTGAACCACTAACACGACTTGGTGTAGTCTTGTAAGTCTTTCTGTTTATATCGGTTGTTGTTTTGTTTACCTTAGTAAAGTTGAACGCATCAAAGCCGCCTAACTTATTCAGGAAATGTAACCTCTTAGTGTTGTATCTGCAAGATTCTTCTATCTCAAAAGTTAATATCTCGCTTACTGCTGTTGGCGTATTCTCAAATAATTGTATAGTGTAATAGGCTACTGAACTAGTTATAATAGGTTGTGCGCCTGCTAAGAATGCTCCAGTGTAATCATTTAGTGATTGAGGTGCTGACCTTAAAGAAACATTTCTAGCGGCAAAAGAAGCAGGAGAAACAGAGGTAGCAATTTGAAACGTAGATATTAATACATTACTTGAATCGTATGTTTTAACCTCCATGTAGTCAATGTCAGTTGTTACATCTGTTAAAGCTTGTGTAAATCCATTGTCAGTTATTGACACTTTTTTAGTCTTCTTATTGGTTAAAAACTCGGCAGATGTTCCGTTAGTTGTATTACATAGGTAAGTATTAAAGGGTGTTGTTTCATTAATCTCATCTACAAAATCATACCAATCAAATGAAGCCTGCCAAAAATACTTAGTTGAACCTGTTAAGTCGTTTAACGTTTCTTGATAAACTCCTGATGAATCAATATAAGACCAACCGTATTCTACTCTACAATAGTTAATAGATTTGTCTGCTGTTCCTATTGCTGCACCTGTTATTATTTGGTCACCTAAGAACGCTTGAATATAAGGCTCTAAAACTCTATGTATATCTAAATAACCTAATGTTGGGTTATCAATATCAGGATAAACATTGAACCTTATTGGAGTACCACTTAAAGCAATATAAACCTCAAATACAAACTTGTAGTTATCTTCATTTAAGATAGTAGCGTTATCTTGTTCTACTACTATCACCATCTCGTTATAAGCTGGACTTGTTGTTGGTATGTCTTGAATTATGTTAATTGCCACTTTCTAATGTTTTTGAAATTCCTATTGCTGCCTGTCTACCTAATACCTTTGCTACCCTTAGTGATAAATCAGATATTGCTTCTTGTGTTACTACCTTATCAAACCATTGCTTACCTTCGATACCTCTTTGAGCGATTGAATAAGCTAAAGCGTATTCACTTAATCCTTTAACGTTTGCCCATTGCCTTAAACTATTATCTATCTTTATAGGTGCATCATTAAACCTATATTGCCCAAATGTTGGATGCTTGCCCTTATCGTTTCCTCCTATCCCTTCTACACCTTTGTTAGTATAATCGTAGTAGTCCAACATTGATATAGCTACTTCAATAGTATCTCCCTTAGGTGGTACTATCTTCATGCTTTGTTCTAATGCCTTACTCGTTCCGCTACTTACTTCTGTCTGTAAAGAGGTTCTAAGTTCTTTTATTAAATCGTTAGCCCAATCTTGTAATACTTGATTCACATCATTTGATGGGTCAGTTGTTTTAAGCTCACTTCTACTTATCCCTAATGTGTCGTAAATACTAGCCACGTTTTAATTTTTGTAAAGCCATTTCAGCTTCTATCTGTTTTTGTTTAGCCTTGTAATAACTAACTATGTTTAAAAACTCAATTACACCCATGTCATAATAATGACTCCATGTCTCTGGTCTACTTCCTGAAATGTTATCTAAAGTGACTAACCAGCCAAATCTTTTTCCAAGTCCTTGTTGGCCTCTTTTAGCATCTCGTTCATCATCATCAACTTCTCGTTTGAATAATCCACTATATCTTCTGTTAAGACTTTCCAAAGACGAAAAAAAAAACTAACTATTGGAAAAGCTATACTCATAGGTAAGTCCTTAAAATCATCTACATGGTCTTCATAGAATTGTACTGCATCTACCTTCTTGTCTCTTCCAAATATGTTAATAGGATTAGCGATATTAAATAATACTTGATGTAGTTTTGTATTAGGATCTTTCTCTGCTAAGTGCATAGCACTCATGTAAGCGCCGCCATTTAATTTATTAGCGTTAATTTCAAACCTATATTTAATACCTTTGATTCTGAACTTAACTCTAACACGTTCATCTAATGGCTCAGATAAGAATTTTAAATCTTCTTGAAACTCGTTTAAATCATCTAATGTTAACTTCTCTACTTCTTGAATTGAAGCACCTGTTAATATCATTAACTGTTCTATAACCTTGTCCACAGGGTTATTATACTCCTTTGAGAATGTAGGGTGCAAATCTTGGTACTGCCCTACTGTTAATTCATTCCAACTTCTAGCAACTTTCATTACTAGTATAGTGGCGTTTAATAAGTTAATTGTAAAAGTTTAGGTAAAAAAATAACCTCCCAAATTAATGAGAGGTTAAATAAAAATTATATGCAATTAAGTATAAAATCATTGAATATTTAATTTTTATATGCAATTACGTATAAATCATATAGTTACCTTTTCTCTTCATTGTCTTTCTTGCATAGCTTGTTATTGCTCTACTCATTACATAATCATCATGCAAGCCGATAGGAGCTGTATATTTAATCTGCCTTGTCTTTATGTTGTATTCATAAGTAAAGGCTTCTAACTCTCCTATCTGAAACTCTTCTCCGATTATACCTATATCTTCCTTTTCAAACTCTACTATTAAGTCTTCTATTATTGCTTGCTTACTTTTAGAGGTTGTAATAAACGGTTGAATCTGTGACTTATTGAATGCTACTTTGTTTCTTATTTGTTCGTAGATAGCATCCTGTGCTCCGTTAGCTTCAACTAAAGTATAAGGCTTGAACTCATTCAACTTATTAACTACATTATCAATTATTTTAGACCAATCCATGTGTCTCCACCTACCACAGTATAGCTCTTCATTGTTCTCATTAATTATTGTAAGCACTGTATAATCATCTGCACGACCTAAATCTACACCAGCAAAACAAAGCCTTGTCTTATCCCCTACCTTGATAGCTTCATTGATATTACTGAACACCTCAGAACCATCATTTATAAACTCTGCTAAATACTCTTGTCTAAATATGTGGTCGGGTAGATTCCTTTTAGCATCATTTATCTCATCTCTATTAGCATGAGGGTTCTCATAACTAGAACCATTAAAACTGATATATCTATCTTGACCATTAACCCCGTATTGATGTAATTGATAGAACTGGCCTTTACCTTTTGGGGTGGATATTACCAATACTTTCTTACCTGTAACTGTTAGGGTTGGTTTGATAGCTTCACCCCATGCGTTGGGATGGAAGTCTCTAAACTCATCCAATATTAATGCGTGTGCTGATTCACCCCTAATAGAGTTATATGCTTCTGCTGAATAGAATTTAATCTTACAGCCAGTCGCAAATGACAGTACTAAGTCTGAATGATGAGGTGGTTTTGAATAAGCTGGACACTTACCAAGGTTTGATACCATCTCTTGGAATACCTTTTTGCATTGCTTGTATGTTGGGCTTATCCAAAGTATTGTCCAGTCCTTTTCTTCTAAACCCCATTTAACGGCTTGGTTTTCTCCTAATAGTGACTTGCCAAACTGTCTACCAATAGCAGCGACCACATACATTATATCTGTACGGTCTAAAGCTTTATGAATTTCTAGCTGCTTGGGATGCGGATGGTATAGTTCTATTGTTGCCAGTTAGTTAGGGTCAGCCCATTTAGTTTTAAACTCTGTAACATTCTGATTAACTGTTTGCTCATCTGTCCATCCTGCCTTATTCTTCAACCAAAAGATTGCACCCTGTGTTGAACCTGCCCAACCTAGTTTTAACTCATTATAATCCTCTAAAGTTGTTTCAAGATAGTCAAGAGCGTCCGAAAAGTCGGGATTTTTTCTATACTCATGGTAAGTTGATTTACTCATCCCTAAATAAAGTCTAAGACCAGCAGAAGTTAATTTACCCTTCCTAGCCCATAAGCACCACTCAAAGAATTCAACACCTTTTTCTATTAAGTCCGCAGGGTCATTATAAAGTCTCGGTCTACCTTGTCTATCATTATAGACTTGGGCGTATAGATTCTTCTCAGTAAACCTTCCTTTCTCGTCTCTACCTTCTTGCGCCATAATCTAATTCAAATATATTAAGTAAAACGTATTACCATTCATAAACCATTCCGCTGGCTCTAGTTCGTATGGTTTTGGCTTATTCAAATAAAGAATAGTTTAACACTATAATATAATCCTAC